TTTTCAACAGTGAACTTGTCGCCCACGGCAAGCAGCGAGCTATCATTGACTACAAACGTTGCTTCCCGGTAATCAACATTCGTCACTACAAGCGTGGTGGCATTGACGGTGCCGCCCTGGGGAGCAAAGGAGTGATTGCCGGTAACGGTAACGGCCGGATCCGCGGCGCCGGTGATGTTCGGCAGGTAAGAACCGGTGAAAATATCAAACTCAGCAATATTGCTGCCAATTTGTCCCTTTGCCCACGTCTTGGCGGGTTCTCCCTGCAAAGTCTGCCTGGCGGCAAGGTCTTTGGCAAAATGCAAGGTGTCGCGGTCATTCAGGATAAAGGTCCGCCCGGTGTCCATCAGCTGCCGCTCATTCATCATGGCTTGAGCTTCAGCAATGAAGTCATAGCCGGAATCAACGTTCGACCGGTAGAACAAAGCCCCCTGATTTTTGATAGCCGTGGCAATCTGGACATTCAGGTTCGTTGCCTGCCGACGAGCTGACTGCGTGGCACGGTCCTTCCAGAATCTTTTCGTCCGCATATCATCGGCGCGCTGCTGGACAAAATCATTCGACGGGGTGCCGAGAACAGCGGGATAGGTTTCCTGGATGATTCCGGTTTCAGAATTCGAGATGTCCCAGCCGGAAATTACCGGGGCATGCTGCTGGACCGGATACCAGATGACGTTTGAACTGTGCTGCATCATCTCCGCTTCCGGTTCGTGAAAGTTGACCTGGTTCAGCAGGTCGGGCTGCTGCTCGTAGGTCTCAACAAAGTTTTCGAACATTACTTCGGCAATTTTGCCGGTGGTAAGAGCCATTTTCAAACCTCCTTATTTTACCATGCGGACACGTTAATGCCTGCCGCCCTGGCCTGCTTCTTGGCGTTATATGCCTTCTGCGAGTCGCCTTTTTTGTGCGCTTCCTGGTACGATTTCTTCAGGGCGGCGGCGTTCGCGTTCGGGGCTGCATCACCTTTCAACTGGCGGCCCGGAGGCGGGGCTTTACTTGTCCTTTTTTTCGGGTTGGTTATCAATTCGAGCTGGCGGCCGAGGAACATGCTGGCTTTCAGTCCGGTTTTATCTTCCATCAGCAGGGCTTGAAACTCCCTGAGCACTTCGGGCTTAGCGCCGATGCGGAACATCACCTTTTCGGAGCCATCACCAAGCAGTGAGATGAGATGATCAGCTACTGATTCACCTTGGCCGGGAAGAACTGCATCAACCGCCTTCCGCAGCGATTCATCGGCCTTCTGGTACTTCTCCGGGGCGATGCCATATTTCGCTACAAACTCGCTGGCCCGCTTGTAATGTGAGTCAACCGCGGCGGCCCTGGCCTCTTTCGCCTGCCGCTGCTTTTCTTCCGCCTGCATGCGGGCATTCAGCCGATTGAGTTTGTCTTCTTCATATTTTTCAACAGCGGCCTCGTACTCCTCCGTTGTCTGAAAATCATCCTCATTCGGCTTTTTCAGGCCTTTGAGTATGGGTGCGGCTGAAGCGCGGCCTTCCTGCAGTTCATTCACTTTTCGGCGAAGGTCTTCGATTTCCGAATCGCGTTCCTTCGGCTTCTGCTTGATGCGCAGGTGGGTGTCCGCCGGCGCGCCTTCGACTTCGTCTTCCTTGTCGATGTCCTGCCAGAACTTCGCCTCTTCGTCGCCTTCGCCGGCATCGCCGGACTCTTGGCCATCTTCGCCGGCTTTCTGTGCTTCAGCGATTTCTGTTTCTACCTCTTCGGCTACCACCTCCTCTTCCACTTCTACTTCTTTTTCGTCTGCCATCGCCTGTTTTCTCCTTACAGTTCGGATGTTTCCCGGCATACTCCCCACCGGTTAGGGTATCAATCTTCGTCTATCCTGCACGGTGACGGGTTTTGATCGAACCTCACCACCTTTATTGTCTGTTTTCCTTCGAGCATTGCCTTCATGATTCGGTGCCGTCCATCCAATATTTCCCCATCTTCGTCAAGGATAATTGGGAAAGAAAGGTCAGCATCGAGAACTGCTTTCATATGCATCACAAATTCACGCATGGTGATGTCATATCTTTTCCACACGCTTATGGCATCAATAGGGAATTCACGCTCAGGCAGATCTTTTGCCAGTTCGATAAGCCTTGCCACTGACCAATGATGACGGCCCAATTGTGCCAGTTGATTTTTCGGTGAATAAAAGTCTGGTATTTTCATTTCAAATACAAAAAAACAAAAAACAACATGACAATCACACCAAGCAAAGAACCGCAAATTTGTCCAAGTATTGCCGCTTTCCAGTTCATCTCATCTTCCTCCAAGTTCGGCAAAAAGTTCTTCAGTGCTCATCTCATACGGGTTGCGCAGCGGCACAATCTTTGCCGTGGCGTCAATTTTCTTTGCAAATGTGTCGGCCTGCTTGCTTTCTATCTCAGCCCCGGCCTTGGCCGCGTTGGCCTGCGCTTCCATCCGGCCGGTCTGCGCCTCAAACGCGTCAACGAAACGCTTCAGCTTCTCGTTGGCGGCGTCGAGCTGCATTTCAATTCCCTTGCGCTTCTGCTCCAGCAGCTGCGCCTGGCCCTTCTTGTCTTCGGCCAGGGCAAGAACCATCGCGGCGTCCGGTTGCTGGCTTTGTTTCGATTCTTCAAGCAGCTTCTTCTCTTCGTCCGTTTCGGGCGGTTTGAATCCTTTCAGAACCATCTGCTTGTTGGCATAATCGCGCACATCGTCAAAATTTACGCCGTCCATCAGCGTCAGCAATTTCAAGTAGAGAGCCTCTCGGATCGGGCTTGTCTCCGGAACCATCGGGATCATGTCGGTCAGCCGGTCGATGGTCTGCTCTTTCTTGCTGCTATAGGATTGACCTATCTTTGAATAGACATCAAATTCGACATTTGACAGATCGTTGAGCGTGACCAGGTCGCCGGTTTCCTTGTCGATGACGGTCTGCATGATCTCGCTTGTCTTGGTGGTCCCGTCCGGCATGGTCATTTTGACTTTGCGCGGCACATCGTAGACCTCAGTGGCCATGGATGCGTAGATCTGGCCATCCCGACGCTTGGCGTGCTTGAAATGCTCCTGGTAAACCACTGACTGCATATCAAGTCTGCGTTGCAGGGCGAGCACAGCCTTGCCGGAAAGATCAGGGTCGGCGATGTCCTGCGGGATTCCTGGATTTGCCACGTCCTCGACCGCCTGCCTCGACAGATCAATCGACACGGCCAGGGCCGGGGGAACTTGCGGGGCCGGCAGGGTTCCAACCGGGCCAAGAGGCAAGTCAGAGCCATCAAGCGCCTTGCGGTTTTGCAGGACATAGGCAAAGTTGTTTTCCGCCCCGGACATCGAGTAATAATCTTCGAACCCGGCAATCATCTCTGGCAGGAAAATTGGCTTCTCTCGCGGTGACTGCGAAACAATATCGGCAAGAAAAGACATCTGGAAATTGCGCAGCATCTGCGGGTCTTTGGCCAGCCGCGTCACGCCCTCGTAATGCTCCTCGCCCTCCACATAGGCATGCTCTCCGTAGCACGGAACAACCGGGAGATGCTCGCCGGCAATAACGCGGGTATCCAGGATCTCAGCGCCTGACGCGATATACTCCGTTACCTGCCATCGCTCTACCTCTCGGTCGCCCTCAATGGTATATCCCTCGTCAAGCAGGTCATCCATAACCTCGGCCAGCTCTGATTCGGCCAGCTCCATTGTCTGCCCGAACGGGTCCATCATGGTCAATACTTTGACTGTCACCCGCTCTCTGTGGAAAAACTTGACGACATAGACCGTCTTGCCGGTCGCATACCAAGGGAATGAATAGGAATGCTCCGGCTGTTTGAATGACTCCGCGACGTTATCAACATCCTCACCGGTCAGTTCCTTGACCAGTTTTTTATAGCCGTCCTCGGAATATGGGACCAGCACGGAAACATAGTCAGCGTCTGATTTATCCAGCAGCTTTGCGCCGGGGTCCCAGTACACGCAGTTGTTGGCCTCATGCAGCGGCATCCTGTCGATAACCTGCTTTTTGTTGCCGGAGCGGTTGCTCTCATATCTGGTATAGAGCAGCCATGCACCGACACCGCAGACAACGGTTTCCTGCTTTGCCACCTCGTAGGAATTGATAGAGGTGTTGGCATTGTCGTCGGTGCGGTAAAGCCCGTCAATCAGATCGGCGGCGTCATCCCGCGTCTCGTCTACCGGCTCGAAATCTACCGTCACCTCATTTTCCGACAGGTCGGCCAGGATCTGGCGGCCGGCCTTCTTGAGAATGTTAAACTCTCCCCGGTATGCCAGCTGTGAATCGGACAACAACTGCTCGTTCCATTGCGTAATAAAATAGAAGCACATGTCATCAGCGGCCCTTTCCCTGGTGACCTGCCCAGCAAGGTACGCTTTTTCGTGCATTTTTTTTAATTCTTGCAAATCCAAAGTCATAATGTTAACATCCCACTGTGTTACATACTTACAATCTCAACATGGCGAAATTATGATTATAGATATTACTGGCCACAAGTTTGGTCGGCTCACCGTTATAGAAAGGGCCGTTAACAAAGGAACTAAGATCATGTGGCACTGCATCTGCGAGTGCGGAGAGAAAACAACTTGTCGCGGGGAGCACTTGCGTAATGGGCTTATTTCTTCTTGTGGCTGTCTTGCCATTGAAATGCAAACTAAACATGGGATGGCAAGAACCCCTATTTATTGGGTTTGGCAAAATATGAAAGATCGTTGCAACAACCCTAATAATCCACAGTTCTCGGATTACGGTGGAAGGGGTGTAAAAGTTTGCGACAGGTGGATGGCAAAGTTTGAACACTTCCATGCCGACATGGGTGATTGCCCGCAAGGGATGACGTTGGACCGAATAGACAACAACAGAGGGTATTGCAAAGACAACTGCCAATGGTCTACGCGAAGGAATCAAGTCCTGAACAGAAGAAACACAAAGCTTTATACTGTTGGTATCAAAACGATGTGCGTAAAGCATTGGTGTGCAGAGGTTTGCATTCCATACGCTACCGCACGTAATAGGATGAAGAAAGGAAAGAGCTTTTTTGAAGCTCTTAAGTTTTTGTAGCCAAATACTCATTACCGGTTGTCGCCGCCGTAGCGAATTGCCTGGATTACCAGGGTGAAAGAGCTGCTGTTTACCGCGTTGTTGGTCACGGTTATTTCCCATGGAGATCCGTCACCAAGTGGAAAAAAATTGTCTGAGCCCGCCGTCACTCCATCGCCCATAATAACAGGCGTGATGGTCGCATTGTCGACCACATCCGCCCCATTGCCGGCGGCGGACAGGATCGTGATGTCGTCGCCGTCCAGGATCTGCAGGTCGCTGTTGTCGGTCGGCCCGGTGCTGCCTGGAATGGTCGAAAATCGGTAGGCATACCAGCCATTGTTGAGCAAAGCCTGTGCGTTGTCCGGCATGTCATCGACTGCCGTGCCTGGCGTGGTGTCAAAAGTGCATGTCGCGTATATCCGGGCGGCCTGCTTGTTTGAGGAATAAATGCCGGTGGCGACTGTTCCATCTGCCTTGCCGTCAACGCAGGTCATCGCGGCCATGGAGACGGCCGGGACGGACAGCAACATGGCCATGGCCATGGCCGCCCCGAGGATTTTTCTTTTCATTCTTCGCATATTCACACCTTTACCATTTCAGTGTTATTTTGTGCTACTTTTTTATGCAAACATATCACAATACGTGCGCACTTGCAATTATTTGTGTCACTCACCTTACTCCCATTGTCCGGATTGCTCCGCGCCCGCCGCCGTGACCGGCCGTCCGTACCCCTTGCGGACGGATTACCGGGGGAGGTTTGGCCGTGGCTGCCGTCATTATCTGGTGCGGCGTGCGCATCAGCATCATCACCGAGTCGCCCAGGTTCGGAGATTGCAGTTTAAATTTCCGCTTCATTTCGTCCTTTGTGTACAACTCGAACTTGCCGGAACCGTTGGGTTTTACCGGCATGCGGCACAATTCGGAGCGCAGTTTAGGGAGAATTGCAATGTCAGATGAAAACGAAATCAGCGTGTCTGGATCGTGGTACTCGTTGAACACAACGGCCCGGTATGTCCGGTATATGCGCCCCCGCAGCTGATGGTAATATTGAGACCTCTTATTTTTTAGCGCATCAGCGTTGGTCTTTTGGTCGCGGACCGGCTGCTTGTCGGCTGGCTCGAAAACAGCGTCTGGATTGTCGACACCCTCAGATCCACGGAACATGCTGATGATTGTCGATTTGCCGGAAAACTCTGCGGTTACCTGCCGGTTGAGCCCAACTCCCATGCCGTCACAGTCCCACGTAAACGCGTCAACGCCATGGCGGATTGCCAGTCCGGTCGCCCAATCGCCGCCGGTGTTGATATCTCCGGTGGTCATCTCCTGTAGATCGATGAGCACCGAGCCGTGCCGCAGCGCAAACCCTTTACTGTCAGGGCCAGTGTCGCTTGGATCGTGGGACGCAAACCGTATCCCCTGCGGCCGGAACCCGAGGCGCTTGTGGGCATCAATGCAGGCATCGAACCACTCAGACAATATTAAGGCGTCCTCCACCGAGTCGTTGAATGCACCTTCCCAGATCCAGTCGTATTTTGCGCGGGTAAGGTGGTCGAAATCCCACTGCCTAATAAGTTCTTGGCTCTCATTCCACCACGGGTTATCTCGCCAGTTTACCCAGGCAATCAGGTGCACTTTGTCCTCGTAATAGCCCCTCGTCATGAGCTGATCTAAAAACGGGGCGATCAACCTCTGAGAGATAGGGTCAGCGACCGAACAGGGATTGAGAGAAAACCAACACTCTGACCCATGGTTGCGCAGTATGGTGGGCAACAGCAGATCAATCGATTCTTGGCTGGCCTTTTGCGCCTCCTCGAACCACGAATATTTATAATCCTGTGCTGACTGTATCGATGATGGGTTGCGCGCCGCACCAACATATTTTGTACATGCCCCGTTTGGTGCAATAATCGTGTTGCTCTGGATATCCCACCCGGTGAGATGCATCCTCTCGTTGATCGATGCCCTGAAAACCCGGTGGACTGAGTCTGCAAGAGAATCCTGATACTCTCTCAGGCAGTAGATATCTGATTTTTCCGTATCCATTTTGATGGTGAAAATATCTCCAAACCCAATTGATTTGCCAGATCCGCGCCCACCAATTGCCGCCTTAATCGGCTTGTGAGATTGAACTAGCCGTTTAAGTTTTGAATTTATTTTTACATCAACGATGGCCATCAGTCCCCGCCTGGCTTGTTGATTATCTTGTTGCTCTCTGTACCTACAAACGTGATACGGTAATGGGCCTCTGTTTCAACCGGACCGCCACCTGCCCCCGTCACCTGCATGGGCAAAACCTTGCCGATCAGTTGCAAAAAGGCGCTTGGATTTTTTTTTGCCTGGGCTGCGAGGTACTTTTCCCCGCCGACAATATCAAGCGCCCCGAGGATCATCTCCCTGAGCGCTTTATTCTCTTTGTTGGGGCTACCCTTTCGCGTCCCGCCCCCTGTTTTTTTTCCTTTTGCCATTGCCTGTCGCACCTGTCGCAGTTCGCGATAACACTATTAAAGCCACGAGTATTCTTTCCGTGTCACGTCCATGCCAAAAGATAACACACATTTGCAAAACTTTGTCAAGAAAAAAAACATCTGCTATCCACGCCGCACAATGCGCCCACAAAAAGCAACATGCGCCTACCATTCGGGCGAACTCTGCTTTTCTGCGTCATTTATTATTTTATCACATTCCTCCTTGCATCACGTAACCGCACGTATTTATTGATGATAATATTTTATTAATTTAACTTGACTTATGGCATGATAGTGGCTATATTATTAATCAAAGGGAAGGGAATTAACCAAAAAACAGAGAGGAGAGAAACCATGATTACGAAAATTGAAACCACACAGACACTCGAAACAATGGGCGAAACAACCGAAGAGCAGGCCACTGAATGGTGTGAATATCTGGAAACGAAACTGGCCGAGCAGTATCCTGACGCAGAAATTTCCGTAAACCTGAATAACCGCCAGAGCAGTACCTCTTTGTACGTTGAATGTGACCTGGATGAGGATGGCTGCCCGTCGAACATTAACGCAAAAGACGAGGTCAACGAGTTTATTAATTACCTCTGGGATGCGTGGTGCTAAGAACGAACGCTGCATAACCATTCCCCCGGCCCTGGACACGCTCCAGGGCCGTGACACTTAACCAAAACGAGGTGGATTATGAAAAGTAAAATTATTATCGGGTCGGTTGATAAGTCGCTTTTGTTACCGGCCAACGGGTGATGAGACGATGACCATCAAAAACACGAACACGCTGGACACAAAGAAGAAATACCGGGCGACCGTGACAGATCATCCTGAGTACGGCAATTGGATTCTGTCCCATGACGGCCACACCTGGAACGCAACAAAGCCGGGCGGAGCGGTGCTGGCAAGCGCGCACTGGTGGGATATTGGGGGGGCCGTATGAAACCCTGGCAACTGGCCCTGATAATCCCGGCGGTTTACATGCTCGCCGGGATCGTTGAATTTTATCTGTAAGGAGAAGCATGGAAACCATAAAATGCACCAGGCCGAACGGATACAACGGCAACCGTGTTGATGTTGAACTGTACCTCGATGGGAACAGAATCATGGAGCGCCACGAGCACGGCAGCCATAATTGCCCGGCAGTCTCTTCCGCAACAAATATGGCC